AACTATCCTACCCTCTCCTGCTGGTATCGGCATCCCTCCAACAGTCTCAGCGTTTTCATTGACAGTGTTTTCAAATTCCCTCATCCACTTAGGGTCAAACTCTCTAGTATTATATGATATTTCAATTATTGTTCTTGAGTACTCTTGAGTAATTGGAGGGTCGAAAGGGTCGCCAGCGCTATTCTGTACAGGTTGTTCAGGCGCTCCCTCTGAATCACTACCACCATAAGCCTTATCTACAACTTTAGTGTACTGAGAAGAACCAAAAGATATAACAGGTCTTTGTGTTGTCGGGTCCGTGGTGTTTTCTTCTTCATCATCATAAGAACCTGAACCTATCTGAGTCTGCCAATTGGCGGTTACTTCCCATGTCTTATTGTCTACATCTTTAGGTGTAGCGCTTAAACGTATAACCTTTGCCCTGGAATCTGATGGATGAGAGGAACTTATTGCAGGTATTTTAAAACCGCTTGTACTATCAGTTGAAACAAGTGCTTCACTCTCGCTTAATATAGTCGTGGATATAACATTGTATATCCTGCCATAATCTGAAATATCATCCTTGTTTCTAGATGAATTTCTTTCTGCAAATTTTTCCTCTACTCTTATGCTCATTATACACCTATGATAGCTAAACCTAAAGCATCCAGTTTAGGTCGTTTAGATTCTCGTACCATTTCCTCTTGAAGCTTAACTGACTTTTTAGTATTCTGTTCAATCTTCTTGTCTACGTTCTGTACACCTATCTCAGCTTTATATGCTTCTACTGTGCCTTTTTGAACTGCTCCGGAGAACTTACTTGATGCCTTGTTTGCGGTTGCTATGGATATGCCTTTGGGTATACTTAGTCCTCCACCAACCTTATCAGTAATTTGTTTTTGTAGTTTAGTTTGTAATTCAGCAGTTCTTTTTAACCTTTCAGCTTCAAGCTTTCCACGTTCCACCTCTATGGATTTAAAAGGTAGCAGTGCATCAAAAGCTGGTCCTTTGACTTTCATTGCCTTTCCAAGCTCTAAGGGATTTAAATTCTTTAAAGCACCCAACCCCTGCTTTTTAATCTGTTTTCCCAGTTCAACAGGATTCCATAGTTTAGGTATCTTATCAAATGCTCTAGCAAATGCACTAGGCAACCATTCTAATAGTGTTTTAAATCGACTTTGAATATTTACAATACCTATGGCAACATTTTGAAAGAATACATCAATAGGTACCCACGCTTGCTTAAAAGTGAACTCTACGTTGATTAAAAAGAACTCAAGAAAACCACTACCCATTAAGTCTGACCATTCACGCATCTTGTTATTGATTTTTGTTAACAATTCAGGTAACTTCAAACCCTTAATTAAGAACGTTCCAATATGCACTTGCAGGTCTTTGAATCGCTCGTTTACTAAACGCATCTGATTTGCCATGCCTCCGGAAGTTCTAGCATAGTCTCCAATAGCGTTCTTGGATTGCTTAGTTGCTATTTCTAAAGTGGCTTGTGCTTTGGCTTGAACTAGTGCTAACCCTGTAAGCTTCTCTTGATTCTTAGCCCTTAATACGTTCATTACCATATCTTCACGTACAACAATACCAAGTGCTTTCATGGCTTCTCTTTCACCACTCATGCCCTTGATTAAGGCTTGAGCTGCCCCTGAAGCACCCTTCTCGTAGTTAGTAAATGATGCTAAGTCCATGGCAAGCTTATTAGTAGCAACAGACATGTCTAAAGCTGACTGTGCAGTAAATCCAAACCCTGTAAGCAAGTCACCAGTGTCTCCAAGTAATTCCTTAGCAGTAACAGAGGATAAACCAAACCCTTTGGCAATCTCTTGAGCGCTAGCATTTGCCTGTACTGCAACATCCTTATAAACGACACCAAACTTCTGTACTGCTTCTTCAGCATCAGTAGCAACCTTGGTGAATTTAATAGCACTTGCAATAGCCACCCCACCTATTAATGCACCTGAGGCAATACTAGCCTTAGCAACGCCTATAGAGAAAGCTTTTACCTGTTTTTGCGCCCTAATCATTGACCGCTCAAACTTCTTAGTCTTTGCGGTTAAATATACTGATAAACTTCCTACTGCTGGCATGGATCACTTACTCCTGCTAAACCTAACCAAGTCTGTCTCGATTTAGCTAATTTATCTGGTTCTTTTTTCGTATCTTCAAATTTTAACATAAAATCCATTATACTTAACTTGTGACCTTTCTTGTCTGTCACCAATAAGTTGTAAATATGGAAACATAATAAGGCAAATCTTAAATCCTGCCTTTCGGGGTCCAACGGTGATAGCCTTTCAAATGCCATCCACTCTACAAACTCCCTTGATGATACTTTCTCTTGACATTCTGCTACTGAGCAGTGCATCTGTGTTGCCAGTCTAAACCACTGCCTCCGCTCAGGGAGGCTAGTTAGTTTTTTTCAGCATTATCTACGGCATCTTCTTCTATACCGTTAATCTCGCCTATGGCATCAAATAAAGCATCCATAGACTCAGGTGTGAAGTTTTTACTTATTTCTTCTTCACTAAACATAGGCTTGTCTGAATCATCTACTATTAATTTACTGATAACAAAAGGCTTGATTCCTTTAACATCAGGTACCTCAACCTCTTTACCCTCATCAATAAACCTTATCTTATCGGCTTTGGCTAACAGGGAAAAATACTCATCCCTGTCGCCTCCACTCATTTCTTTGATTCTAATTTCGCCAATACCTTTAACATCTTTAACGTGTGTTTTAATGCTAACCTTGTCTAAAATCTCTCTCTTGTTCATAAGTACTCCTTATGACGTTGTTGTTAAATAAACAATACCTTCTTCTGCATTCAGTGCATCAACACCACATGCAATGATTTCAATATCTGCACTTGGGTATTCACCCTCGCTTTGATCTGATGGTGTAAATGATTTCAAGAAACCGTATACTTGAACCGCATCCCCTGCTGAGAATGATACTGTAATATCCTGAGCAAGATTGATAGCTGCTATAATAGATGCTATATCTGCTGGATCATATTCAACAGTAGCTGAAATAGGTGTGATTTCTTTCAGCGTGCGAGGGTACATTTCCCTGTAACTTGCTTTACTGTTGTTTGTAACATCAATTCCATCACCGCCGTCTACGCCAGGAGGTGTAACCGATGTTTCGAGAAAACTCAGAGAACTTGTTTCTAGAGTTATCCTTACTCCGTAACCATCTTTTTTAGTTGCCATTATTGACTCCTATATTGTTGTTGTAGTCGTGGTGGTTGTCGTGGTTGTCACGTAATCAGCCAACGCCTCACTATGTATAATTCTAAACTCTAACTCTTTTCTATGTTCGCTATTTTCAGAACCGTCACCCTCTATGAAAGATAAGTCGTCTATTCTTTCTAGTGTAGTCGAAAATACCTCTATATCATCCATAAAGCCTGTATAAGCATCGAGCCCTGTCCTTACTGCTTCTTTCAGTTCTTCGCATTGATCGCCTGTGTCGGCATAACAGTCTATTTGCCAAAGCTCTTCAGAACGTCCTAAAATACCTGCATTTGTATGTGTACTGTCTCCGCTTACACGAGACAATAATATCATCGGATTTGTCTCTCCCTCAGGAGCAGGAGCGGAGTATATCTTGGTAGTTATATCACTGACACTCTGCAATCTAAGTAAATATTTTCTTAACTGTGCTTTCATAAATCTTTAGCTTTTAGTTTATTTAAATTCTGTCTAACCTTTTGAGCCATTCTCTCAACTGCTTCTTTTTTCTTTTGTCCTAAAGCGCCTCTCATAAAATTAGTAGCTTTTACTTCTTTAGTTCCGAACTCAACCAAGTGTGCATAGTTTGCGGGTTTTATTTTCTTTGCTACAGTTGTCTTTTTACCAAAGAATCCTTTTAACCCTATTTTTTTATTCTCTGTTCCTAAACTATCACCTGAATATACTCCAGGCTTTACATATACCTTACCCCATGCCTTAGTTGCGCTTACTTTTTTATCAATCTCCTGTTTTAAAAATCCATACTCAACTGGTACGTTTTGTTTTGCCTGTTTAACTACTG